GCTTTGAGCGCCGCGCCCGAGATCAATCCACCACGGGCAGCGGCTTGAGCGTCAACGGCTTTAAGACCTTCTTTCATGCGAAAGCCGTAGCCTGGGTCTTGGTTGGCAGCAAATGCTTCAGGTGTGAACTGTGCGTTAGCGTACTGACCATAACCTTGCGCGCCGGTGTTTGCGCCAATACCAAGATAATTCATCAATTGGTTTTGACCGGCAAGCCCTGCTTGCTGATACGGGTTAAACACCCCTTGTTGTTGGCCTAATACATCTTTAGATACGCCAAGTTGCGCGTCACGGGTTTCTGCTGCGATCCCCATGTTGCGATTGTACTGATCTTGCGTCGCTTGAATTTGCGCGTTTTTAACATTTTCCGCGTTGCGCGCTTGTGCGTCCAACACTTGTTGTTGTGTTTGGATAGCTGATTGTGCAGCTTGCTGTTGTTGCGCGGTAGCTTGCTGTGATGCTTTAACTTGCGTATTGGCAGCAGATTTAGACGCGTCTGCGCTAAGTGCGCTTCCCGCTAAACTTCCAACTGCTATAGTTCCAGCAGCCCAAAATGTCATGATAATACCTCTTGTTTAATTTGGTTTCCAATGACAAACATACTCTTGTCGTCCTCTTCCACCAATTCGTGTTCAGCTTCTTCGATCGTTTTAGCATCGACTACATGAAAAGTCATACATAACGCATCAGTTTCGGCGTATACCGCCCGTTTTGTACCAGGCTTACTACACAACAAGGTTGGGCCTGTCACGGATTTTACCCCCTCATCCGTAGTAATGGCTACTGTTCCCGACACGATCAAATAGAAATGTTCTTTTTTGTGAACTTTTCCTACCACAATTACGCCTGCTGGTCGCCATACCTCGCGGCAATACATTCCCGCGTGAAACGTGTGGGTAGTTTTAGGCTCATATTGAGGCAATTGAGATATAGCGTCTTGCAACGCTTGTACCTTATTACGCATTTCAAGAGTAGTTACTTTCATATTAAACAATTCGCTCAATCGTGACGCTATGGACGTTAATGGTATCGCCTGCCACCGCTGTACCTGTTTGACCAACTCTGAAATCTAAAGTTGAAGTCGTAGTCAAACTTGTGACAGATGCCGCTGTAGCAACAAAATTCAACGGAATTATGGTAGACGAGACTTGTGCCGATAGAACTGCGGTACACCACGCTGCCGTTGCAGACGAGCCTGTAATCTCTAACTCGACTTTCCAAGGTGTTGTTTGAGCAGTCGAGGCAAGCACGTTGCCTGTGGTGACTGCCGTTAATGCAGTAGCACCCCAAAAACAAGACATAGTGAAATTTCGCACAACCGCTGAAGATGACGCAGCATAAGTACCATAAGCAACAACTCGCCATGTCGCAGTTGCCGCCATCACTTGCGTAGCTAAGGTAACGCCGCCTGTAGCAAGTGTCAGCGAACCCGCAACGGCAGTAACTGATGTTTTACCACCTGTTTTAGCAAGAACGCCACCAACGCCAACGGATGTTGCAGTTAGTGAAGTAAACGAGCCTGCTGCTGGTGTTGTTCCACCAACCGTACCGTTAATATTGATGGAGGCCGTGCCTGTTAAGTTTGTGACTGTGCCGCTAGATGGCGTACCTAAAGCACCACCGTTTACAACAAATGCACCTGCTGATCCAGTTGCAACACCTAACGCTGTGACAACACCTGTACCTGTAGTTATTGTTGCTGGCGCAGCACCTGCACCGCCCCCGACAACTAAAGCGTTTGCCGCAAGAGCCGCAGACGTTGCCCAAGTTGTTGCGCTTGAAAAGTATGGAATACCACCGGACGTGCCTGCAACAGTAAACGCAGGCGTTGTTGTAGCTGTAGCGACAGAAAGAATACCGCCTGTAAAACTAACAGAAGTAACTGTCCCTTTATTATTAAAAGTAGTCCAATCAGCCGCAGATAAAGCACCTCGATTAGCCGCTGATGCAGTAGGTACATTTAAAGTAATGACCGGTGTTGTTGTTCCAGTTGCGACAGAAGATGATAAATCCGTACCCGTTGTGCCTAAAGTTAAAGCAGAAACAGATGTTACTGTTCCAGAACCTTTATTATTAAAAGTAGTCCAATCGACTGCTTTTAAATAACCATCAATAGAGGTTGTAGCAGCAGCCATTGAAATTGCCGGCGTATTTCCACCAGATGAAACAACAGGTGCTGTACCTGTAACAGATGTAACTGTTCCTGTTGTAGGAGTGGCCCACGATGGTACACCCGCTGCTAATGTTAATACTTGACCGTTGGTTGCTACAGGTAAAAATGCTGTTGTATTTAAGGCAGATTGATAAGGTACTGAGCCTGCTGCGCCGCCCGCAAGATTTGTTGCTGTGCCTACCGCAAGCGTTGACTGACTTGCCCAAGTAGGTGATGCTGCGCCGCCGGAAAGTAAAACTTGGTTGAGCGTTCCTGCCGCAGAAAAAGCGTAAGCTGTGCCTGTACCGTAACTAATGCCGCCGTTAATTGGTGTAGCTAAACTGTTTGTGCCGCCTCTTACGATTGCTAAAAGACCGCTAGTGATTTGTGATGTTGATATTGAAATTGATGTAGTTGAAGCTAAAGTAATCTGACCTTGAGCATTTACAGTAAATGTACTGACCGCTGATGCAGAACCATACGCACCCGCCGTAACACCGGTGTTAGAAATACCAACCGTAAGCGCGCCGCTTGCGGTAGTGCTAAATAACCCCGTGCCGGCAGTCAGATACGCAACCGTATAAGTGCCTGTGTTGTTGCCAATTAGGATTTGGCCATTTACGGGAACATCGCTTGTACCCGTACCGCCTGATTGAGGAGGGGTAACACCTGTGCCGCCGCCTACAATAGTGTTGATATTGTTGAAATACCTAAACCATTGCGTAGATATTAAACCTGAATTGGCTTCAATAAGCGGTACGCGCGGCGCGGGGATTTGAGTAATGTTAGGCATTGGTGCCGCTGATAATTAGTTCAGCACCCACAATGTCAATCTTGACCGGATCGGTGCCTGACACTTCATATACCCGATCGCGCAGTTTTTGCGTCATACCAAGACGACGCCAAATGGCGCGAGTGCCATACTCACCAATTCTACCCATTGACACCCAATGTTCGTTTGACCATGTATGTCCACCGTCATCAGACCAGCGCAGCATAACTTGAGGGGTGTAGCCTGGCGCTTCGGGGTATGCGGTAGTCGATAGCGCGTACCCGTCGGGGTAAGGCTCTGTTGCGTCAACAGTCACCAAAGGCTCAAACCCGTCACCGCTTTCGGTTGTTAATTGGTCGTTAGCTTGAGTGACCAAATAACCTTGAGTAAACTCGGCTACCAATACGTCGCCCGTTTCGGTTGTTAAATTTTCATCGCCGTCGTACGCAGGGTACAGGTTTAACCCAACACCCGTTTCGCAAGTCAATTGCAAACTGTGTTGCGAGGTGCGTTTTAAGTTGTTTTGACCAGTAGGCAACGCGCGCCACGATCGTAACCATTTTTGTGGTTGGTCATTGTCGGCGTATTGCACCAAATCTAATTGATAAATATTACCGTTTTCAAAGTCACCAATAAGAATGTTGCCGCCAAAATTGCATTGGCAGTTGCCACGGTTGCGGGTAAGCAAACCGTTTTTAAACCCTGCGCGCTCATGCCAGCCTTGGGTGGCAACATCGTACACCCATGTGATGTTGGCGGTTGGAAAATTCAGCACATAAAAGGCATGACCGTCTTGTTGGTAAGTGTAGCCTACCGCATCAGACATATTGCCGTATTGTTGGATTTGCCACTCTACCGCGTGAGTGCTGATACGAACGCCTGTATAGCCTTGCGAACGATAGACAATACCTTGACCGCGAGCATCTTGACCAAGCCAAAACAAACCATTGTCCAATTTTGCAACTGAGAAAGCAGCAGCGCAGCCAATTTCATTGAATGCTCCTTGAATACGGGTAAGCGGAAAATCGGGTAGTCCCGCGTCGTACCAAACCTCAATTGAATCCGTACCAAAAAGCCACGCTTCGCGGTGATCTACGCTAATTGCTACTAAACCGTCGGGAGAGCCTTCGGCGCTTGCAAAAGCTAATGGGTCAACTTGAGTGCCATCAAGCAATTGCGATACCCAAACGCGTTGACTGTTTGGCTCGTTAAATACAAAGTAACCATCAAGGTAACCTACCGTCACCGCGCCCGCAAAATCAGGGTCAGTAATTTCGGCAAACTGGTTTAGCGTTTCATTGTAAATGTACGATCGTGGGTTACACGCAATAAACAACTGTGTGCCATTATCGGCAATGGATACTTGTCCCGTACCGCTAATGGTGCCTAGCAAAGTGGGTGTAGCAGTTGTGCCAGTAAGTTTGTAAAACTCTTGCCCTGATGCGACGTAAAAATCTAAACCATTAGTTTGGTGCGCCCATAACCCACGAATGGGGCCTGTGCCAATAGTTTGCAAAAACTTTAAGCCTGGCGCCCTATTCAGAAACGCCGGAGTCTGACCGCCTTCGGGAACCATCTCAGGAAACAGATTCACCATTCGGCTGTCCGCAGCGTTTACGCTGCGAGCGACATAGGCGCTGCCGAGGATAGGCGTCTGCATTAAGCACTCACAACCTTAATGACCGCAAAACGAAGCACAATAGCGTCGGTTAACGCGCCGAGGGTCAAATTGCTGACGTTAATGGATGCTGACCCAGCAGCGGTAGATGCGTTAAACGCATACGCGCCCAACGTGCCACCTGAAATATGGTTCATCACAATGATGTCGCCCGCCTCAATTACGCTGTTTGTTAACGTAAACGAAACAATTGAAGTCGCCGCAAGTGAGGCATTGTTCATTGTAATTTGACCGTTAGACGTATTTAAAGTTACGCCAGTAGCTTTGCTAGTAGCTTGGGTAACCGCACCGCCCGATCCTGTGGCGTAACCTTGCTTGCCGGTGCCAGTAATGGTTTGATTGCCGGTGGTACTCAAGCTAGTGCCTGTAGCAACGCCTAAAACAGGTGTTACTAAAGTGGGCGTCGTAATTGTGGGTGATGTGGCAAATACCGCTACACCCGTACCAGTTTCATCCGTTAACGCGGCGCGCAAATTGGCGCTTGATGGCGTACCCAAAAATGTATCTACGCCTGTGCCAAAACTTGTAATGCCTGTACCGCCTTTTGCTATTGCAAGAGTGCCTGTAGTATTTGCAATTGGCAGGCCTGTACAGTTAGTAAGAGTTCCTGACGCGGGGGTACCTAGCGCAGGGGCTACAAGCGTAGGGTTAGTAAACAAAAGCGCGTTGGTGACTTGTTTAGTAATGCCGCCTTGCACAATAGGCAATACGTCTGTCGTGGCAGCAGCGGTTGCAACAGGCAGCGCAGTAATGGCTACGTTTGGCATGGTTAATCCTTAATAATTACCGGAGTAGATGTTAAAGCGCTGGCGGTTTGATACCAGAGCGTAAGGCATTGACATGATGTCGTCAGGGTTGTTGATGCGTTTTAGGTTGCGCTTAGACGTCATTGCAATGCGCGACACTTGTTGCGACGGCTCAACACCAAATTCAGGTGCAAGTTCACACGCCAAGTTATAACGAAATGCCCTCATGTACCCAGGCGGGAAATATAAATTGGTCGCCAAAGTTGCGGGTTCGTCTAGCGCTTGCGCCGAGATAAAATGCCATTCCAATTCCCGTGTAGGTTTTGGATAAATGGTCATTGTAATGTTGGGGTATTCCATGTTGATCCACATGACTTGTGGATAAGTGGAAGTTACCGTTTTTACAGCAATACCATCGTATTGCTGTTGGTTAATCATTTTAATGCCAAACGACACATTGGTGCTTGGATCGCGGTAATAAGTGGCGTCGTCTAGTAAAACAGGTCGTACACCTACAAAATCACCGCTTGGGCCAAGCGTACGCAAAATTGTGTCAACTGGCCACAAAAACGTTTGATCAATTGTGTTGAACGTCGATAACTTTTCGGTAGACCAACTGTCAATCATTTGATTGAGTGTTGTCAATGCGTCTTGCGAAGTAGCGGCTGAAGGCGTTTCATTCTCAGCTAGTACGCCAAGTAGCTTTAAAGCCCCATTGATTTGGTCGCCCGCTGTGTAAGTTGCCATAGTTATTCCGAAGTTTTACGACGACGTTTTAGCTCGTTGACAGGCTCCACCTCTACAGGCGTATCCAAATTATAGCGTGTCCACCCGCTTTTTTCATCATATTCCGCTTCCAAGTCTGAGGTTGCGACTTTTTGACCATGAGTGGGGTGCTTTAGATAAATGTGCATTTAATATCCTAATGCGAGGGGCGGGGATCGCCCACCCCTCTACGCATTAACCAGCGATGCGGTAAGCAACGTAGGTTGCGTCAGCGGTCTTGCGAACGCGCCAATTACAAGATGAAACTGCTGCAACCGCAGCAACACCAACTAAAGTCACGCCGGTGTTGGCCGTAACTGTAGCGGCGTTAGTTGCGCCTGTGTTGATGATGAAAAAGTCAAAGCAGCTATTGACTTTCATGCTTGGGAAAGCTGCGTCAAGATCAACGCCCAACGGTAAAGTCAAGTTAACGGCAGCACCAGTATAAGTAATAATACCGTTTGCCAATTCAGCGGGAGTCAGAGTAGCCGCCGCTGTTTTAGCAATAGGTGCTGATTGAACGCTAAGAATGACTTCGTTTAAATTGCCATCGCCAAGTTGATAGCCGCCTGCGCCATTTGGAAGTGCCATGATAAATTTCCTTAAAAAAGTTTAGAAGAAGGGGCTTACGCCCCCACTTTGTTTAGCCCCACAAACGAACGGCTGTGACCGGACGGATAGGTGAGTAGCCATACAAAACGTCAACACGACAAGGCATACGGTCGTTGTTAATATCGTACTGACGCACGATACGAAGCGAAATGCCGTTATGCACTTGGCGTGAAGCCATGTCCACACCCTGTGGCAACAACAAGTCAGCAGTTGCAAAAGTGATCGCATCTTTGTGATAGATCAAGTTTTGTGGGTATGCAGTTGCTGAACCACCCAAGAACGTCAACACGGCGCTAGAAGCAGGAAACGAATCCACAGTAGCCAAAGCGTTTGTAGGCGTATAAATTGGTGGGCTAACAGTTAAAGTTGCAGTTGTACCCGAAGACACGACAACAGGTGCAGTCACAACAAATTGTTGCAGCGAACCAGTTGTTTGACGGGTTTGTGGGTTAACAGCGTACACGCCAGCAATGGTGAATACGTCGCCTACGTTAAACGTAGGTGAGCCGCTAGTGAAGCTGATGGCCAACGAAGTTGCACCTTGAGCAGTCACAGTAGTGGCTACAATAGGAGCAGTTGGTGTTACGCCGGTTGTGTGTTGCACAATCGACTGGCTCATGTTGATCTCGTCTAAGCCCAAAATGCCTTCGCCCATCATGCCGTTTTTGAATTGACGGCTGATAGTACCAGTTGGGTTAAACAGACCTTTCATGCCTTCAACCAAACCGGCGTTGGCAGCGGGGTTAACCGTTGCATAACGTGGATTCATAGGTGTGGCAAACTCGTTAAGCTTTTGGTTAGCTTGGAGCAAAACCAAAGACGTGGCTGGAACCGTGCCTGGAGTGCCAACCGAGTTGTAAATGCCTTTGTATGAGTTTGCAACGTCAGCGTCAACGCTTGATGCCAATTGTGAAACGCGTGGTTTAAGAACGCGCTCTGCAAAGTCATCCAATTGCATAGTCAATTCAGCAGAAGTAAAGTTTACGCCGATATGCTTTTGGCTTGACACAGTCAAAGTTGTGAATTGCTCGTTGTCGTCCTGAACTTGCAGGGCGGCGCCATCTGTGACCAAAGCGCGGTCGGGTAGACGGATACGCAGAGTTGAACCGATTTTTGCGCCTTCAACGGCAAAAGAGTCGTCATACTGACGGTTTACATTGCGTGTGAGCACAAGGTTGTTCTCGAGGATTTCGAGGGTTTTCCGTGTGATCATGTCAATGGTTAGAATACTATTGCTCATGATAATTCCTTAAAAATAAGTTAGCGGTTGCGTTGCGCTTCCCACTTTTTCATTTGGCGCTGGCGTTCGGCTTCAATCCATTCTGAGGTAGACATCGACTTCACGGAACGTGGGTCGGTTGTGTCATACGTCGGACTGCTTGTGCCTTTGCCTGAAACAGGTGAAATAGGTGCTGGCGCGTTAGTAGTGCGTTTGACCGGTGGGTCAGCCATCAATTTGGCTTCAAGTTTACCGATCTCTTTGGCTTGCATGATGGGCGTCAAACGCGAGATACGTTCGGCTTCCTTTGGGTTGGAGCCTAAGTGGTATGCCACTTCGGGGCCAATATCAGAAGCTTGAATCGTCTGAGCCATCACAGTAGTAATCGGAAGGTTTGGGTTGTATGCGACCTGTTCAAAATCATCATACTTGCCGCGAACTTCCTCTTCTTTGTCGTGGTAAGCCTCAATAATTGTCGACTGCTCTTGTTGTTCCCGTTGCCTAGCGACTAATTCTTGGGCTTTTTGAGTAGCTAGTGCATCCGCATACTCTTCAACGCTTCCAAACTGGTCAGCCGAGGGAGGAACAACAGGTGCAGCCGGAGGCTGACTACGTTGTGACTGCTCTCTTTCCCACTTTCTTTGCTCTCTTGCGAGTCGTTTACCAATGGCGGCATCAAGTTCCTCTTGCGAGAAGGTCTTGGGCGCTTCTTCCGGCGTTTGTACTTCAGAGATTGGGGCTACCGTAGCTTCCAATTCCGGCGCGGGTACTTCCGCTGAACTTACTTCTTCTGACATTTTGTTTCCTAAGAAACCCTAGTGGATCGCACTAGTACGATAATTGTATTACTTAGCGTTCGGTATAGCAACAATTGTTAATCCCAAATGCGATATGGTATGCCTGTGACTGTGATTTGATAGGGCTTGATTGCGTCAGGCAATTTGCCACGCATATTAACGTGCCAACCACCTATATCGACCATATCATTAGACTTAACGCCGCTTGGTCTATAAATTAACCCAATTACATCAGTTAGGTATTCAGGCGCATCGCTGTAAACAGCATTTTTATTAAAGTCGGTAAATTTAAGCCATATACCAGCTTTGACTAACGCATCCGTTGCCGTTGCTTGATCGGGAAATTTGAGATGAATATCTAACGGATTCATTTTTAACCTGTAAATTTAATTAGATACGGCGTTGATGTATCCTAATTCCCATTGTTCATATTGCTCAGTCGAGCCTTTATGTCTAAATGGATTGTAATAAATTGAATACCCCATTATTCGACATTTAACACCAAGATCATAAGCATTAGACATATTGACCTCCGTTTGTAGTAACAACCGCGCTGCTGCCAGGCAAGAAACTTGCGCCGCCGCCATTTGTGTTAATTGCAGAGTTAAGGTTTACCAACGCTCTTACACCCGTTGCAGAACCGCTAAACGTTGTTCCTGTGTAATCTTGGTAAGATAATTTATTGCAAAAAGCAAAATAAGATGAAAAAGCAGGTGTACCTGTAATAGTTACTGTCTTATTCATGCACAAAAATTGACCGTTATAGCCTGTTTGAGCGTGTACAGCCGCTGCGCCGCTAATGGTGTAATTTGAGGCAACTTCAATTGTCGAATTAGTTTCTGCGTCAATTTGAATAGCAGCAACCGCACCAAAATTTACTCTATTTAAAGTAACGTAAGCATTTTTAGTTGCCAATAATCCAGTAGTTGTTATTGTTAAATCTTGCAATGTAATGATTGCGCCATTAATTGTAATGCCTCCAATCATCGTGACACTTGCGGGAGTGGATGCTACTCCGGCAAGCAATAATTGCCAATTACCATTATTAGTTGCGTCTGTGTTAATAGAAATTACTTCTGAGTATGTTCCCGCAACTAATTGAATTTTTGCTGTCCGACCAAATCCATCCATTTCAAACAAAGCGTTGACAGCTTCAGCAATTGTTTTATATGGGGATGCAGCAGAACCTTTACCCGTAGTAGCAACAGACTGATCTACATAAATAATTATTGTGTCAACCGCAGGTCGTGATGTTGTTCTGAAACCACCAGGCAAGAAGTTTTCGTAATAAAATGGTGCAAACGAAAGCCCAATAAATCGACCCGCTTGTACAATCTCTTGCGATCCAACGTTTATGTACGGTGATGCACCAACAGACGCAACCATATTGATTGGGTCGCTATCAAACAACCAAGAGTTAATGTTCCCAGTTAACTCATAATTAAAGTTAATTGCGTTAGCGTAGGTATAAACAGGATTGTTAGCCGCCCCATTACCGTCTAAATTACCAACTTTAAAAATGTTGTAATTAATATCTGCCGTAGGGCCAAAAAACGTGCCAAGAAATCCGTTGTTACAGCCAGACACATACTCAATTGCAATAGTGCAGCCTTGTATACCCACAACCGATGCTTGGACAACAACCAAATCAACAGCATTTGTACAATTAACAATCAATGCCGCATTAAAAATGTTTTGTACCGCCCAGCTAGTTGCCCCCGCCGTTGCCTCAATACGCAGACCAGATGTGCAAAAAGAAATAAGTTCTGTTTCGATGTTTAAAAACGCAGCGTCAACAATTGATACGCCGTAACGGTACTTAGTCAATCCAGGCAGACTGTAGTTTCGTGATCGAAATGCTTCGTGCCATGTTGGGTAGGTAGACGGGCCTTGTTGAAACCCTGTGAAGTAAAACCCATCCACACTTGATGCGTAGCCTGGGCCTGTCATGTAAGCACCCGCCCCATCAATACGATAACAAGTTGTTGGTACAGTTAAAGTAGCTGTGGTTTTAAATGTTTTGCCAGCAGGGAATAAAACGTAAGCACTTGCGTTTAACGCCGCTTGAATTGCAACCGTATCATCTGCAACACCATTACCAACCGCCCCAAAATCCACAACGTTTGCAGGTGCGCCTTGAATCATTGAATACGATACTTTGGTCAAACTCATGGTAAATCCTTATTTGGAAAAGGCTTGCACTTCAGCGTTAATTAAACGTTGAGGGAAAAACGACACCTTTTTAATACATCCACTCACATAAGTTGCCGAAGTATTAAATGGACTGCTGCCTATACGCAATTCAGTAGGCGCAACAGGAACAGCACCAGACGATCCTGTTACTGGAGTTCCTGCATTTTTTGACGCAGCATAACTATTTAAGTTGTACGCACCAACTAATTTTACGGTTGCGCCGACTGTACCAATAGAAGATAAATTTAATACTGATACAGCAGCAGAACCAGAAAAGGTAATGTTTCGTATTGATCCACTATCGTTATCAAAATAAAAGCTATTTACCGTTTGATTACCATCGCTTATACAAGCATTTACCGTATTAGCATTTGCACTTGCTGCCGTTTCAATTGTAAGACTGCCTTGGCTGGCGTTATACCAACTACTAAAATTAGTGCTTGTCATCAACGCCACATCAGAAGTGCGTGTAACTTGTGAAACAGTCGTAGGAATGTAGCTAGTTGCAAATGTGCCTACTTCTAATTGCGAACCCCAAACATAAATACCTGAATCTGTAGTTCCTGCGTAAGACGCTGTGCCGCTTGACGGGGCAATTGCAAAATCGCTATAACCTGCGCCGCCTGACGTATTAACAGTAAATGAAAGTGTGCAACGGTAAAATCCGTTTGCATACGGCGTAATAGTTGCGCCAATTAATGCCCAAACATTAGATGTAGATGAAGAAACAACACCTGTGGATAAATTGTAATACGCAGTTGCGCTGCCTTGACCGCCAATAAAACAATTTATTCTTAAAAACCCACGCTCGGCAGCTTTAGCAAAAACACTTGCCGTATAACTTGTGCTTGTGACATAAACAGGGCTTTGACGAGCCATGTGTTCGCCAGTTGCAGATGTTTCTTTTAACTTATCTGCTGTCAACGTATTGCTAGGCGCGTTTACTGCATCTGCTCCTACCGTAATATTTATCGCAACCCAAAACCCTGAATC